TATAAAAAGTTATTTAATTGCTAAAATTTATAAATTTTCACTATAAGTAATCAAAAATGAATCTAATTTATTTATTTTGTAATAATCTTATTGTAAAAATCAATAAATAATCTGAATTTTAGGCATTTTTTTGTTTATGGAGTATTTAGATTTAGAAAAATATATATAGTTAGTATATAATAATGTCTCTATTAAACCACGCAGACAATTCCCACGTAGTAAGCAAGACAAGAGTATCTAATGTTCCAGAAGACCCAGATAATGTTTATTTAGACGTAATTATGACAAACGTTTTAGGAAACACGACTCCGTATGTTCCAATTAACTATACAGAGAATAGAACGAATCCTATTGTCTCAAACACAGGAGATTATAATGTGTCTGTTGTTCGTTTCTCACTTGAGTCTCAAACGCTACCAGTATTCATTCCTCTTATAGAACCGAATCAGGGAAACACAAACCTAACAGCGTACCAGATTACGATGAAGATTACCCCTGTTGGCTCTCCACCAGGAACAATATTTACCCAGCAACAACCTATTATTTGGTCTCCGCAGAATGTAAATGCACAAGTACCTCCTCCCCCTAATGCAACAGGAACAGGGTTCCAAGCCACATTTAATGACTACTATTATGCTTATAACTTTGACTGGTTAGCAGTTCGTATTCAGGAGACACTTTATGATTGTATTACGAATTTAACTGCCCAACTTACGACTGCTGGATATACTGACTTGAATGGTATCTATAGCCCTACTTTCGTTTTTGACCCTACATCTCTGTGCTTTATTATCGGTGCAGAACAATCAGTCTTTAGCGTAAATAGTTTAAGCAATCCATCTGTACCCAACGCTAATGCTTGTCAAATATATTTTAATACGCAGTTATACAACTTGTTTAGCACATTCCCATCGGTAAATTTTGGAACTGGTCCCACAATTACGGACGGAGCGAACTTTAGGATATTATTCCACGATTTCGTCGGCTCTAATCTCACTTTAGTTCCCACTTTAACAAGTGCCTCTCAACCGACCCAACAGAATTTCATTCAGTCGTTCCAAGAGTTTAGCACGATTAATAACATTACCCCTGTATCTGGAATTGTATTCACTTCGTCTCAATTGCCTATTGTACCGAATCAACTTTCGGCTCCACAAATCATTTCAGAGGGTAATGTTGTTCAGGCTTTATCTGGAAACAACGCAAATTTTGGTCTTATCTTGACTGATTTAGAAAGTGGTGATTTAGTCTATAAACCCAATCTTCAATACAATCCTACGGCTGAATACAGACGTATCTCAATGACTGGTTCAGGGGCTTTAACAAATATTCAAATCTCGGTGTTCTGGAGAACCAAGTTAGGAGAACTTGTCCCAATGACTCTATCAGGTGGTTCGTCTTGCACAATCAAACTCCTATTTACAAAAGTATCCGCAATCTATAATGTTTTGAAAGACCACACAAAGGTATTAACTGGTTCTGATGGAAATGACCAAGAACATTATAGGAAAAGCCAGAAATTACCATTAAGAGGGGGGGTTTTAAGAGCGTGATGGATTCTTTAGATAGAATTTAGCAATTCTTTAGGTGATATTATTTTTTTTGTTTCATCCGTTGAAAAAATAATATCTTAAGAGAATATATAAAGATGACAGACTTCAAAACTGCACTCATCCGTGATTCCAAACTCGCACAAATCACTGACCAACAGGTTTATGGTGTATATCAAGGTGCCGCCAATAACACTTTTCAGAGTTTTTCGGCTGTATCTACGTCTCCCAGTTCGGTCGTTATGAATGTTCAATTGCCCTCTGAATCAGTTGTTTTAAACAGAGAGGTACTCCTTTCTGCAGTTGATTTTTCTTTCTACCATCGTGTTGAGAATGTTCCAGTAGGAGAGACCGCATTCAATTATGGTCTTACAGATTCTTTGGCTCCTTTTCCACTTGCAATGAGTATGCTTACTTTGAGTTCCCAGATTAACAATACAAACGTCAGTCTTAACTTACAGGATATTCTTCCCCAGTTGTTGAGAATGAATGACTCCAGAGAACTTTACCGATGGAATTCGTACGCACCCACGCTCCCAGACCAAGCCTATTTCAACTACTCTGATGGTGTTCTTGCTTCAAACAACCCTCTTGCTTCGTTCAATACCCAGTCATACGACCTTGACCAGTGTCCTCGTGGTGCTTTCCCTTGTTCAATTGTTCTTACTCAATACGATTCCACAGGTGCATTTGTAAGTAATAGTCCTATCTCCACAAATGCTACCAACTTCTTTATTGCCCAAGTTGTATGCTCCCCAACAGAGCCTCTTTTCTTGAGTCCTTATATCTTCTCTAACCCAGAATACAATATGGGCGGTATGGTTGGTATCAATACAATCAACTTGGTTGCTACTCTTGATTCTACTTGTAAGAGACTTTGGAGAACATCCACAAGTTCATACACACACTCCACATTCTTCGGTGTATATAACGTTTCCAGCAACCCTTTTCAGGGAAGCACCAGTCTTTTGTTGAACTTCCTTTCAACTCAATCAACTGACCTTATACCGAGCCGACAAGTTTTACCCTATATGGATATACCTCGCTATTTGAGTTCAAATAGTTCATCATCTGTTTCTGCTGGAGCAACTGCTACTCTTACCTCGCAAAACATTCAACTTAACCAACTTCCTGATAAATTCATTATCTGTGTCCGTAAGCCAATGGTTGATATGACCAATACCGATTCTGATTCTTTCTTCCCTATTACTGGAATCAGTGTAAATTTGAACAACCAATCAGGGCTCTTGTCGTCTTGCAGTCCCCAGCAGTTGTGGAAACTTTCAATTGAAGCAGGGTCAAGCCAGTCATACAATGAATTTCGTGGTGTTCAGTCTGTTAATGACAACGCTACAGGTGTTGGTGCATCTGTTAAGACAACAGGTTCTCTTCTTGTTCTTTCCCCAGCAATGTCGTTGAGCCTCCCAGCGATGCTGTCAAGCGGCTCTATTGGACAATTTCAATTCCAGATTCAAATTACTTGCACCAATCCTTACGCCACTGCAATCACTCCAGAAATTTGCATTTGCTGTGTAAATAGCGGAATTATGGTTAATGCCGCAGGTTCCAGTGCTATTTATACTGGTATCCTTACAAAAGAGATGGTTGTTTCCACAGCCACTGAAGACGAAGTTCCAGCCCTTGAGGTTCCAGAATACACCAGAATGGTTGGTGGTAAATTAGGCAACTTTGGTGCCTTGAGAAAAATGTTAATGGGAAAAATTGGACGTATGAGAGCAGGTAGAACTGGCTCTTCATCAGGAGGACAATCTGCCCACTCTGGAGGTGTTCGCAAATATATCTAATTTTAGGAATTAAATTTTTTTCTCACTTTAATGTGTGGAATCCGATTCTCATCATTTCCAGTATTCAAATTATCTGATACGCCCAATAAAATCTTTTTTTTAGAATTACATTCCGCCGCATACGAAAATTATATATAAGTAATATATATAATGTTCCATAATTATAACAACAACTTGGATACTCCTGAAAACAGAGGAATCGCATTAACTTTAGCAGATTTTGAAGACGTACAAAGAGGCTATCCCAGTCCTTATGTTGAGTCAAATCCACAGCCTGATGTTTATTACGTAAAACAAAGGAATTTCGGAGAAATCGGTTTAGGACAAGGTGATATTAGACGTGATAGATACGCATCTGGAAGAGAAGGTATGTTAGGTGCAACCGCTATACATTACCCAGAAATTAAAGATGTGTTTAGTCAATATGGAATGTCAAAATTGGAATCCGCAATGGGCGGACCAGCCACTTTACAACCACGTCCAGATGGACAATATACAGGTAAGGTTCGTATGACTCCCCCAGTATCTGGTGGGGGTCGTTTTATTGATTCAACCACTCCTATTCAACACACTCTCAAGTATGTACAAGAAGAACGAGAACGAGGTGCTGGTCAAAATACTTTTATGGTTGGAAAACGTGGGGAGAATCCCAGACCAGTTTCCCATCGTACTCCCAAAATTGCAAAATTGGGTAAAACTCTTGTTATGAAAGGCGAACAAACTTTAGGTCAAATACACGAGGCTTTACCAAAAAAAAGAGGAAGACCAAAAGGCGGTATGAAACCTTTAGGGAGCGACCCAGCCACTTATACGCCCAAATCGGTTAGTGGTGGGAAAAAACTTCATTTCATTCAACGAGGCGAATCCCCAAAAGGTTGCGAAATGGGTATTTTGTGTGGTGGTGCCGAAAAGAAAGGTTTAGCAAAAAAGGTAAAATCTGTTGCAAAGAAATTGGTGGCTGATAAAAAAATAGGTAAGAAAATTACTGGTAAGTTCGCAATTTTAAATAAAGTCCTTTAAGAAATTATTTTATATATTGAATATATATAGAATATGCCGAGAGGACAAAAAGGTAAATCTGATGCACACACTGGATACGACTACGAAAACTTACAGGGTATGCCCCATACCCAAGTTTCAAATTCTGGATTTCAATCCGCAACTGCTTTACAAGACGGACGATACATTCAAAGAGGGTCTAATCCTTACACTGACTATTTACATCCTGAATTGTCAATGAGAAACCCTGTTGGAGGTATGCGAGGACAGGGACCATACCACATTTCTGGCGGACCGATTGAAGTTGGACAACCAAGACAAATTGGCGGAAAGAAAGGAATTGGAAAAGCATTTAAGAAAGTAGGTAAAGCCCTACAAAAACCAGCAGAAGCCGTTGCTACTCAATATTTGGTAAATGCTCTTACAAACCCTGCCGTTGATGATGCTCTTTTGGAAGGGGCAGAGGTTGGAGTGATGGCGGCGGCTGGACGAAGAAGAGGAAGACCCCCAGCAGGTGGTAAAATGCACGTCGGAAAAGCACTTAAGAAAGTTGCGTCCCATCCTATTACCAAGACGATTGTCAAGAAAGCCACTCCTATTGTGCAAAAACAAGGAGAGAAAGCACTTAAGAAAGGTATTGAAAGTCTTGTAGCAGGTTTGACACAGGACGAACAACAAGAAATGTCTGGTGGGCGTAAAATGAGTCTTAAAAAGATTGCTTCCCACCCCATTACCAAGAAAATCGCTGACCACGTTGTTAAGACAGCCACTCCTATTGTGAAAGAACACGCAAAGAAAATGATTAAAGAAGCCTTATCTGGTTCATCTTCGGCGGAACCATCTGGAGGAAAGATTAAGATGGGAAAAATTGGAAAATCAATCGGTAAAGAGGTTGGAAAATCAGCACTCAAAGTTGGTACTGATGTAGGAGAACAAATGTTGGTGAATTATCTTGCTGGAGAGGGAAGGGGTGATAAAGTTCGCCAAGCAATTGACGATATTGAAGATTTAGGCTCTGATATTAAACGTATGTATAAGAGCAGACGAGGAGGTTCCCTATCAGGCGGTGCAAGGTCTGAACGTGCGGCGATTGTAAAACAGGTTATGGCTGAACGAGGCTGTAGTCTTCCACAAGCATCCAGAATCGTAAAAGAAGAAGGATTGTATGGAGGACGAATGGGTGGAGACCCCAAGCATTCCCCTTTGGGTCGTTTCATTTAATTGTTTAGAGACTTTAGCACTAAAAAATATTTGACAATTATTTTATGTATGCTTAATATATAAAATATGCTACCTGCTTATCAAACAAGTGAATTGGAATACGACAATCGTATTAAAAGGCGTATCAATAAACTACTGGGGGAAAAATATACGAATACTCAACTTCTTACTTATCAAGGACAAGATGCACAAGCCGATGATTTGTTCCTTTCTTTAGAAAAAATGTTGTACCTGATTTACGCTCTTCTTCAAGAATCACACACTTATTTATTCGCTATTGGAACACAATCTGAAGAAGCCAACAGGATTCATCGTGCTCCTCTACCACCTACTCCTGAAAGACCACAAAGAGGAAGACAAAGACTTTTTCCCACTGGGGAAGAAATAGGAGACCACATTCAACACGCTCTGGAACAGAACCAACGCTCTGTGGTTCGTACCATCACTGGTGTCGGCTCATTTAGAGGACAAATGGGACAACTTCTCAAACTGGGTAATACACTCAAAGAATACATTAAAGATATTGCTCCAAGATTCAACTATTTGAATCAAGAACAAGTGGATAGATTAGATGACCTTATTAAAATGGTGTATGACATTTATGACGATACTCTTTCTTTCGCTTTACAAGAACTTCAGTTGGCTCGTGGTGTAGGTGCGAATGAAGAATTAGTTGCATCTCAACAACTGATGGGAGAGGTTAATAAACAAGTCATTCAAAGACTTCCTCAACTACAACAACTCATTATCAACTATAACCCTATACAAGCACCAGTTAATGCTGGTAGTATCAATCAGAACGCAACTGGAGATGGATATACAATGGATGCTGGTAATTATCTTGGACAATATACTTAAGCAAGGGTGGATACGAAAGTGTAGGGTCATTTGAGTCAGTGTAGGGTCAGTGTAGGGTGGATTTTGGACCCTACACTCCAGATTTCTTGGATTCCTCACTCTATTCTCTACTCTTTTATCCCAAAGTGTAAGGTGTGTAGGGTGTGTAAGGTAAATCTGATATTCTACCAGAGAATTTTTTTAGTCCAAATATTTTTTTCTATAATGGAGTTGCATCGGACCCTACACTGCATCCAATCCTGCACTTTTGGGATAAAGAGTAGGGATTAGTGTGAGGAATCCCAGAAATCTGGAATGTAGGGTCAAAAATCGGACCCTACACTGGTTTGGACCCTGCACTGACCCTACACTCCTGCTTTCTCTGAATAGGCGGTCGGTAAATATCTGCCCTGAATCTGAAATTTATTATATCCTGTATAGTATATAATAACTTGTGATGTCATCTGAACCAGTAAATAAAAAGTTGTACGAAAAAGTCAAGAAAATGGCTGATGAAAAATACAAGACTCACGGAGCCTATAAGAGTATGTGGATTGTCAAGAAATATAAAGAATTAGGAGGAAAATACAAAGGTAGGAAAGATACGAGTCAAGGATTGACAAGATGGAAAAATGAGAGGTGGGAAAGTTATGCACCAAATCTTCCGTACCCTGTATATCGTCCCACCAAACGGATTACAAAAGACACTCCTTTAACGCCAAGTGAAATAGACCCACAAGATTTATTCATTAAAGCCATCCAGAAACAATATATCAAAGGTAAGGCAAATTTACCCCCATTTGTAAAAGATATTTTATAGATTTAGTATATAATGGAAACTCTAAATCGTTCAGTATATTCAAGAGAAGAAAATAAAGTATTTAATCTTCTGACTATCACAGGAAGATATAAAATAGTCGGTAGTCAATCAATACCGCACATCAAATACAAAAGCGATTTTGACCTATTGGAATATTTCAATACTTTAGACGTTGGTAAATATCCGCAACAAATATTGAAAATATTTCAGAAGAAATTTGAACGTGCATCCAAAGACCCTAATATATTTATTACCGATTTCAAATGCGGAGAAGATGACAAAGGGGAACCGCTACGATGGACGAAACAAACTATCAAAAAAGGCAGTCAGGTTGTGGGCGGTAAAGAATATAAATTTGTAGATGTTTTACTGCAAAAATCCATCATCAAAATGGATATTATCGCCTTTATTGATGGTATAGCCACAGAATTCACTGAAATGTATTACTTCACTCTTAATGGCTACCAAAATTATGACAATAAACCGATTGAGAAAATATACGAAGAAATATTAGAAGATGGTCGTGAATACCTTAAGCAAGGCAACGTTATGAAAGCACTCAAACGTGTGTATGCATCTCTCAATCTATTAGATAAAGAAAAGCCGATAAGAAAAATGCTGGTTGAATTCTTTAACGGACACACTGGTTGGCTCAATAGTGTCAAAAATGATATTGATACTCTGAAAACACTGACTGAAAACAAGTTTCGGAAACCACCAAGAGACAAAGTCAAACACAATATCTCTCTCATTCAACAGAAATTAACTAATTGTCCTGAAAAACGACTTAAAGAAGTCGCTATAAATGAACTTGAGGAGATAAAGAATAAAGTCTCTCTGAAACAAATGCCCAAAAGATTAGACGAAATCAGGGAATATATACAACAAAAAGTGAATAAAGAGTCCCACGCATTTGTGGAGAAACATCCCAAACTAAAATCATTCTTTTAGATTATTATTCGTAATGAAAAAACAGGAAAATTTATTATATTTAGGTATTATATATAATGAATTTAGAGTGTGAAGGTAGTCCTATAGCCCTTATAGTGGAAGACGGCAAAAAAAAGAACTCCATTATCAGTATTGAAAAGGATAAGGATAAAGTGAATCATTACTTTCAGGACTTCAAGTGTCGTCCCCATCAACACATCCAGCCCTTACCTGATGTCAGTAAGGAGAGAACCATCTTGTATGTATCAGGTCAGTCTGGTAGTGGTAAATCGTATTTCTGTAAGAATTTTGCCCAGCATTATA